ATTAGAGAAGGAGGTACTCCCCACCGTCAACTACTATTATAGTAAATATACTATAAGATGTCAAGAAGTTTTTTCTGTGCTTCAAACTTTGATTTAATTTTTGTATCGTCAGACATCTTACTCCAGTTTCTAATGTCTGAGACTGTTCTACCACAACCTAAACAAAACGACCTGTCAGCATCTAACTCACAGGCCGTCTTGCAGGGGCTAGAAGAATCTATCCCGTATACTCTAAGGTTCATTGTCTAGTTTATTAGCTAACTCTGTGTAGCCACCGACGTACTTAGTATTAAGTTTTATCTGTGGCACTGTCTTCTGGTCTGGAAAGTTTTTCTTAAACGAATCAAGAAGATCAGGTGTGTTAACATCTATATACTCAAATGGTATGTTTCTTTGTGTGCAAAGTTCTTTTGCTTTGATACAGTAGGTACAGTTTTCCCTGCCCCATATCTCTGCTACCATCCTCATATCAGGTCAACCACTTCACAAGAGTCACCACTACATGCCAATGTCTGTGATCCTGCTGTGTTATCTTCCATCTCATACTCTGACAACTTAACCCAGTCGATTACCTTTGGCATCTTAGAGTAAGCTTCCTTGTACGTAGCCTTGTCACAATCCTGATAGGGAGCCTGTGCATAGGTATGATCTGAGTGAGGTAGAAAAGATACACCAGAGCAGATGTCAAAGTTCTCGTACACCCAAGCACCTACCTTCATCCACTCAGCTTCACGTACTGTGATGGTGACAGATGGCTTGTGCTCACACCAGTTCAGTGCATAGCTTTTCCACAACTCTAGCTGCTCAATAGCATCCATGTCGTTACGTGTGACTGCATTGTCAGGAGACTTAGTAGGGAAGCTGAAGACAGTCGTGCTGTCAGGCTTCATTACACAAGGCTCTGATGGTATGCCAGAATCTTTTAGGAATTGTGTGAGAGGATCTTTGTTATCCCCTCGTACAGTACGGATATAATACTCACTATGCCTAGCATGAATGCCACTGGCACTATCAACAAGCTGTGATACAGTACCCGAAGGCTTGACACAAGTGATGGCTGATGACTGATTGATTCCAAGCTTTTCTGCAGCTTCGATATTTGTTTGTACAGCCACACCCCTGAGTTTCTCCAATAGTTTTTTATCTGCTTTGTAAGTAAGTTCATTGTCCATAATACCAGTCAGGCTCACACCCAACAGCCTCTCTGCCTCTGTATTCTTCCTCCATATAGGCCGTAGATAAGGCATATGGGTGAAGGTTGATTGAATCGTACCCAGTATTGTAGCAAGTTTAATCTTCCTAGACAAGCTCTTCTCTGTGTCAGTTGGTCTCACCACCACCTCTGTTAGATTACAGAATTGATATGGACGTAAGATGATTTCACTACATGGGTTAGTACCCCACTCATGTCCTGTCTCACGACGACCATTACGTTCTACATGTTTATCTGCAGCTTCACGGCTGAAGATACCACGTTCACCTGACTTAGATTCTACAAGAGCAGTCCACTCTCTCATAAATGTTTCCATGTCAGGCTTCTCTGTGTAGGCAACAGAGTTGTTAGCTAGTGCACGTTGGCCTTCATTCTCCCACCACTGACCAGACTTAGCATGTCTCATACGGTCATCAGATAGGTTAGATAAACTAATCATGGCACTACGACGTACACCACCTACTACCACAACCTCACCAATCTTACACATGATGTCGTGACACTCAACACTGTTAAGCTTACGACCTGCTGCACCCTTGAACTTAGCTGTAACAAAGTTAAACAAATCATTCAATGGCTCAGGTCCAGAGGCACGACCACCGAAAGTCTTTAGTCGTGTACCTGCAGGACGTATCTTCGACAAGTCCCACTTAGGCATGTCACCTAGATACAACAGGTTGATTAGTTTACGTAGCCCCTTAGCCCAACCTTCTTTGCTGTCCTGTATAACAATCATGTCATCTGTCTCAGACAACTCAACTGGAACATATGGTAGCTTCTGGATAGCTTGACGTTCAACACTGAAGCCTACACCTGTACCACATAGTAGAATAAACATAGCCTCGTCGAAGGCACGTGGGTGGTCTACAGGTAGGTAGCTACAGTTATATACACAGGTGTTGTCACGATCTGCAGCAGGACCAGCCGTCATCAAGGCTCTCATTGAAGGCATGACCTCTAAGTTTAGGATGGCTTCTTCAATCTCATTGATTGTTTTAGGGTCGTCATAGGCAGGACGTACAATGTTGTCAATGAAACGTGCAACTGTTTCAGTCCAAGTCTCACGACGGTTCTCTTCCTCAATCCAACGTGCATAACGTGACGTTGCAATGAATGTTTGGTAGTCTGTCGGCAATGTATTATTCAATGTATTGTTTGTCATTTCTAACCCTATACTCCTCTCCAGTTAATTGTTTCCAGCTATGCTTAAAGTGTCTTGCACATTCTTGACTAATTAAGTCTGCAATATACTGTGTTTCTTTTTGTGATGTACTGTCTAGTCTCTGCTTGCATACCCTAGCAAAGGCATACAATGAACCAGACCAATACCATTCTGTGTACATATTCTGTGGGAGCACCATACGAGCTAGCTCAGGGGCAATCCCTGCATCTAACATATGTTGGTACTCATTGATACAAGCCAACGTGTACTGGCTTATATCGTACTCCACCTGCTCCTCAGAGCTACCCTGCTTTACATTGTCTGCTCTCTTCCTCCACATCTTAGGAGTGTAGAATGACGGTAAAGAGTCTACATATCTACGACTAACTTCATTCCAAGCTAATCCTACCTGATGTTTGACTAATTGCCTTGCTACGAAAAGGGGTGCTTCGATTCTGAATTGAATCGAGCAGTGGGAGAATGGAGACCAATGACCATGATCTGCCAAGTACTTGATAAGTTTAACATCTTTATCAGATAAGTCACTGTGTCCCACCTTTTGTTCTAGTTGTGATTCCTTGTTGAAGGAAACTCTGGCAGAGTTAACGACTGTTAAGTCACTGCCCATATGATCTATGTATGTTACGTTCATTTCAAATGTCCAAGAGTTTGAATTATACTATACTTATTCTACAGATGCAATAAGCTTATTGAGATACCACTGTGCTTTTTGCAAGTCTTCTACAGGCTTGCCCTTGTAGTTGTATCTCCACATATACTTCATACAGTTACCCTTTAGATAACCTCTGAACTCTTCGTCTGACATACTGGCTTCGATAGCTACAATAGCCTCGACACCCTTAGCATTGTAGTGTGATGGGTTGTTTACTGCATCCCCATCCATCATGTCCCCGAACAACTCATATCCGTCAGTGTCCGAGGATTGCATTGATTCTTTTTCTAACATATTCTATCTCTCCTGATTTTAATACTTTAAAAGCATAGTCTCTCATGTAGTCTGGGTCAACCCCTGCATGACTACATACCTCTTCGAAATCCTTTGCAGTTGTGCCGTATGAAGCAAAGAACCAAGCCGTAGCTCTGTCCCTATCTATCTTTGATTCAGTCGGCTCACCCTTATAACATTGTTTGGTTGCATCTAGTAGTGCCTGAAGTAATACACATAGGAATAGTGTACGTTCAGGTGACGACTCGTCTGGACGAAACTCATCCAGTATGATATTGATATTACTACTTTGCATCCTGTTTGTCAAGCCAATCCTGTGGGATGCCGTCACCTAATTTACAGTAAATGTATTTGTGTTTGTCACACCAATCTGCATAGGTCATCTTACCACCCTTGTATAACTTCCTGTATGGATTATCAAACACGAACCTGATGTCTAGCTCAGGGTAGGTTGACTTAATGAATAGATGTTTCTTTCTATCCTCAATCATAAACCGTCCCTTTACTTCTAGTATCACACCATTGGGTAGGATAAAGTCTGGGATGTAGTTCTTGTCTTCACTCCAGACGTAAGGTAGCTTTAATGTTTCATACTCAAACTTTATTTTCTTACTTGATAGCTGATCGGCTGCACTCTTTTCAGAATTAGATTTGTAACTGTGATTATATTTTTTTCTTTTGAAACCCATTATAATTCTATTTCGTCTACGTTTGGAACCTTACCTACGTTTGTTAAGTAACGTACTCCATTGCTGTACTGGAATCCACGTAGCCCCTTACCATTGTTAGCATCTGCCCAACAGTCTTTCTTGTAGCTACAAAACACACAGCCTATTGCAAGCTTACGGTTACCTGATGCACCATCAGGCTCATCCTTGTAGCAACGGGCAGGTGGGAAGTCCATCTCTTTTACTTTCTTTAGTTCACGTACACGGGCAGGAGCATCAATCATCTCCATCTCATGTACCTTCAACACTGTAAGCTCTGAGTTGTTCTTGTCGATAGCAAAGAAGGCTGCTTCCTTACGATCATTCTTCGTAGCATAGGCACTGATCTGTGCTATGTAACCGAATGGATCATTGTCAGACAACGTACCTTCTTTAAATTTCTTGAAGGCATATGAAGAAGCAGTCTTGATGTCGGTCAGTACACCATCAATGATACAATCCTGATGGCCTAACACACCCTCAACTACTACCTCTCCCTGTGCATCTTCTACTGTGTGCCCTGCTGCCTTAGTCAGAGCAATTAGAAGAGCCTCCAATAGGTGACCCATGAGGAACTTGATTCGGGTCTGTCCAGTTAGAGGCTCTTCCTTTGCACCATGAAGCCCATACCAGATTTGACGGTCTGGCTTACCGATTTGAGAGAGCCGTAGGTTTTGTTTACCTTCACGTTTTCCCTCCCTAAGCATCATGGCTACGGCAGCCTGTGCATCCTTCCCGAACTCTTCAAGAAGATCCTGCACGTCTGCTCGGCTCGTATCGACACCCTGCTCAAGTGTCTCATATATGTCTGTTACTAGAGTGTCGATAGTTTTCATTTTAATATCCCAATCTGTTTGATTCTATAACTTGTTCACATTGACTTACCCACTGAAGGTAAGATTTGTTGTTCTTGTAGTACTCTCTTTGTTCTACAGTACCAAAGTACTTCAGCACCCAGAGGCACTGATCTAGTTTCTTACCGTGTTCTGTCAGTGTCATCTTGTATCCATTGTGAAACTGTTTGTTTGAATTGATTTACTTCTCTCAATAAAATGTATGTGTAAGTTACACAAAGAAAAGTAGTTATGCTTATTAAAATTAATACGATGTCGGTGTCAGTCATTACTTTTTCCTATATGGTTTAGTTACTTGTTTAATTCGTTCCACCTTGTGTTGTATGTATTCCTCTTCGTCTGCAAAGAAGTTGTGCAGAATCTTGAAGAACTTTAACTGTAAGTATTTCAAGTACCTGCCCCTTGGCATCATCCATCCTAGAATGAAACCTACTATAGCAAAGTAAAGGAATACAAAGTTGGCAGCAAAGAATGTGTCTTCAATCATACTCATTAGTATTCTCCTATAAATGTGGCAGAGTACCCAGCCCTCCTTATCTGCCTTCGGGAACCGACTTCTTATGTTCCCCCCGTGTTGTTAGCCTATATTAGAAAGGCACTTCGTCATTCATTGTGTCCTCTGTCTCTGCGTAACCACCTTGCACCACGTCAAAGTCTTCACCGTAAGAAACTAGATCAACGACTTGAACTTTCTTCAGCAAAGGTGAGACACCTGACTTGCCGTTCATGCTCCATTCGTAGGGAGTGTATAGTACGTTTACTTTACTACCGTTACCAATCAGAACTTTGGTTTGTTCTTTGTTGGCATCTACAACAACTGGTGCAGGGTTCTCTGAGCCGTCACGTCGTGCTACCTTCTGTCTGATCTGCACGAAGTCACCACGGTCATCACCTTTGTTCTTGATTGGGATACCATCAGCTTCGATGGCTGCACGATTGTTCTCATCGACCATGATGTCGATAGAGTAAACAGGTTCGTATGTTGTGTTAGGTTGTTGTACGTGTGCCCAGTATGCTGTTCCTGAAATAACTGTCATGTTTTATATCTCCTAAATATGGTTTTCGTTTTGGTTTATGTTACATAGTAACGGGTAGGTTGCTATGTTGATTGAGCTAACTAACTCATGTAGTCAGCCATTATATAATGCCACATCCACAATCGAATGTCAACATCTTTTTTTAACTAGTGAGTTAAGTCCCAAGATTTACCTGTCTTGTACTCACTATCTAGTGGACACTTAACTAAAAGAGACTTCTCAGTTTCTTTCATTGCCCACTTAGTAACCTGTCCAAGCTCCTCTGCATGTTGCTGATTGACTTCGAACTGGTACTCGTCGTGTATGCTAGCCACTAGCTTGTAGTCTAGCTTACGTTTGTGTGCCTCGATGGTTATATGTTTCAACCATTCCTTACACACAATTGCTCCTGCACCCTGTAGTAGTAGATTGAGTGCAGCATGTTGTGAACGAACGTGTAGTATACGTCCATCCAAACCTACAAGATAACCTCTGCTAGATAGTTTGTCTACCATAGCCCTTAGTTTCTTTAGGGCTGGTGTTCTGTCTAGGAAGTTATCAATCAGTACCTGTCCATCTCTGGCTGTACCGTTTACTATCTTACCTATCTTGCTAGCTCCTGCACCGTACAAGAAGGCATAGATAAAAGTCTTTGCATTGTCTCTGGTGGGTAGACCAGCAGCCAGTTGATTGGCTGTGTGTACGTCACCCTCTACAACTTCTTTGGTGTAGTCAGGGTCATTCATGTAGTGAGCCAACATACGTAGCTCTAAACCTGAAGCATCACTACCCAATAAAGTATACCCATTATCACCAACAGTCCATACACTTCTGCATTCCTTTCCATATGGTGAATACACAGCAGGTACTTGTGCCATGTTAGGTGAGGTGTGAGACATACGGCCTGTCACGGCTCTCAATGTCAACACCCTACCATGTACACGACCGTCTTCCTTTACTGCATCTATCCACGATTTGATTTGTGATATACGTTTCTCTAGTAAGAGGTAACGTGAAATGATCTTAGCCTCTGGCATGTCAATCGTTTCAAGTATCTCTTCACCTACAATTACGTGACCTTTGTCTGTACGTTTGCTAGGCTTCCATCCCCTGTCCATAAGACGTTGTGCAATCTGTTGTCTGGAAGCAGGGTTGAACTCAGTCACCTTGTCCTTCAGTCGTTTGCCTGTCTTATCTGAGTAACGTATCTCAGTTATGGGTGGGAACGTAACACGTAGCTGCTGCCTGATTTCATGTGACTCTTCAGATAGTCTAGCTACAAGTTGCATACAAGATTGAACATCAAGAGTGAAACCATTCTTTTCCTGTTGGTCAATGATGGCACGTATCTGATGCTCAAGCTTGATGCTACGTGGTGAGAACTTAGTCATCACTGGTACTAGTGAACTGTATACCTTAGCTGTAAGCTCTACGTCACGAATACAATACTTTAGCATCTCTGTAGTATACCCACTGAAGTCTTTGAAGTCTAGCTTGGCAAAGCCTAGTGACTTACCCCAAGCATCCAGTGAGTGACCACCCTCACGATTGGGGTCAGCCATCTGTGATAAGATAAGTGTGTCACGTATCTTAGCTAGAGGTATGTTACAATCTAGTAGACGTTTCAACACAGGTGCATCGAAGGATACACCGTTGTGCATAACAAGTATATCTGCTTGTTCAATCAATGACTTAGCATGATGTAGGCTCCCCTCCTTGTACGTATAGATACGATCTGTTTCTATATCCTTAGCTACGATACAGTATATCTTTGTAGCTTCTAGGCTGTCTGTTTCAATGTCTACTACTAGCTTCATAATT